GACTCCTTGAACACGATGTCGCGGTTGGCCGGGTTCTCGGCCATCTCGGCCTCGACCTCGACGGCCTTGTTGTCGGCACCGACGGTGATCACCTTGGGGGTGTAGGAAACCTGACCGCCCATCATCAGGACGATCTCGTTCTCCATCTCCTCGTCGTCGGAGATGGTGACGGCGCGACGCATCCACAGACGCTGGAAGCCGGGGATGTCCAGGCATTCCTTGGGAATGATGCGGATCGAGTCGTCGTTTCCAGCAGGCTCCAGCTGAAAGCTGATCGTGCTGGTGTTGCAGGTGATCGTGTTGGGCGTGTTGTTCTTGGCAAACAGGGTGCCAGTGGACTCACGCAGCTCGCGCAGCGACTTGCGCGCTTCTTGGGTGGAAGTGGTCATACTTGACTCCTCTACTAGGGAGGGGACATTCCCCTCACCAGTTCAGGAGCCTAGCGACCCCGACCACAGGGTCGTGCAGTTATCCCCGCACGAGCGACGGCATCACCGTCTGCGCGGGCGGGCGCTTGATGCGCAGCTGGTGAATGGCGATCACCACGGGATCCTGCAGCTGCAAGGTCGGACGAACTTTGTCCGAATCGACGAATTCCTGCATGTTCTCGTCGGTCTTGGACTGCACCAGGATACGCTGATCTTCGCCGGTGTTGCGGTCGGCCAGCGTCACCAGATAGGTGTTCATGCCGGTCTCTCCACTTCTTGTCGGGGGGCTGTTGTAGCCCCTCTATAACTTTATTGTCGACGAATTGCGAAATACATGCAAACAACCCGCACTTTCGGGGTGTCGCGCTCTCCGTCACTGCGACAATTTGTGCGTTCTTAGGCGCACTATCTACATGAATACCCGGCTTGCCGAGACTTAACCATGAATCATTTGATCTGTCCTGGATCTAGATCGGGATTAGACCATTTACTTTCGTGCCAGGCGATCCGGCGCTCCATCAGCTCGTTCAAAAGCTTCAAGTTGTTCTCGGAGCACTCGGCGCGAACCTCGGCGATGTCGGTCAGGCCCGAAAGCCGGTTCCACTCCTTGGCCTTATCGACTAAAGCCATGATTTCGTCCATAATTTGAGTGTCAGTCGACGCTCTGACCTGCGTCAACAAATTACAATCCTGTAGTTTTTTCCTAAGAGTAAAAATCATACGATTGATTTACCCAGGAAAAGCGGAAGCGGGCCTGTCACTCGAAAGGACAGACCCGCTTCCAGGGAGAAGAGGGGCGACACTCACGGGCCGCTGCTCAATCCTCCCTACCTCCACCCACTGGAGGAAAGGTCACCCACCACAGGCAACCAGTAGTTACTCTACGGGAGCGCTACCGGTTTCGTCGACGGAGGGGGCCGGGGTGTCAACGACTGTGTCGGAAGTCACCGGAGCGTTCTGCAGCGAATCGACGACGGCGTTGATCTGAGCCGCGACCTTGTCCTGCAAATCCGAGATCTCGGCCTGCAGGGCGGCGATGGCAGCCTTGTCGGCGGCATCGTCGGACAGCGCCGCATCGAGCGCGGCCTGCAGCTCGGCGAGCTTGCCGGTCTGGGTGTCGTTGGTTTCCTTGGCGCTGGTCAGCTGCGCGACCACATCCTTGACGAACGCGGTGAAACGGGCGAGAGCATCATCGAGAGCGGACACGATTCCTCCTAGAAAACCGAGCAGGGTTACACCCTTTCGGGTCGGATCCGCCGGGTTTGACAGGCCGTCATCGCTGCGCAATCCCGAGAACAGGTAAACGACCAAAATCAGCCAAAGGGTCAGCACGACGACGGTAGTGGTGGCTTCAAATCCCATTATTTCCCCTCACGACCAAAACGACTTTAGGTGCTGACGATTCTTGTCAATCCAATCGCCCAGAACGGGTTCCAGCGGCACCGGCTTGCTGTAGGACTCGTTGGTCATCACCTCGCCGGGTTTCTCCATGAACACCTGCACCGGGACGTGGGAGATGCCGAGCTGGCGGGCCACGTTGAGCCGGTGGTTGCCCTCGATCATCAGCGCGTGGGTGCCGTCGGTGGAGATCTTCAGCGGCTGCCGGATGCCCTGGTCGGCGATCACCCGTTTGAGCATCTGGGTGTTCTCGTTGTCGGGCCGGTCGTACTCGCGGTAGTGGTGGGCGATGTCGGTCGGCAGCATCAGGTGGGGCTTGAGCGAGTCCGGCAAGTTGGGGCTGCCCGGCGGGTAGTTCTCGTAGGTGTCCCGCAGGTGCTGCTCAAGGCTCTTCTCGGCGGTGATCGGGCGGGGGATGGCGTTGGCGAGCTTGCCGACGGTCTCCCGGCCCTGGCGCATGTCGGTCAGCCAGTTCTTGAGCCACGGTTCGATCTTGCTTTCGTAGGCCCCGTCGTCGTAGCCGGTGGAGTTGCGCCAGGACACCACCACCGGGACGTGGGTGTGGCCGAGCTGGCGGGCAATGTCGATGCGGTGGTGGCCGTCGTAGATAGCCCCGGACTTGCCGTCGGTGGCCAGCTCGACCGGGTTCTCGTAGCCATTGTCTTTGATCTGCTGGCTCAGCGGAGGCCGTCCGCTCATCTCGTACAGCGGGGCCTTTTCGTCGCCGAAGCCTTCGCCCTTGCGATCCATGTAATGGCTGATCACGTCAAGCGGGAAGTAGTCGCCGCCGATATGCTGCCAGTCCTGGTTGAACCGGCGCGGCTTAGCGGCGGTGTACTGGGCTGGGGTGTCAAACTCGTGAGTCTTCCAAGTCTTCAAGACAGGATGGTAGATATGCACCCGCTTGACGTTCGTGGGCGCACCCGGCAGCAATCGCTGCTCAGCCTCCCATTTGATCTGCTCGTCAGACAAACCTTCTTCGGCGAGGGTGTGGGTGTGCGGGTCAACTCTGACGCCTCTGGGGTGTTCAGCCTCCATCACCACGCCAAGATTGTTCGGCAGCAACGTGGCGGCGGCTTTGGCGACTTCGGGATCGGTAGTCCAGTGGGGGCCAAGTCCTTCCCCCTGCGGGACGTACTTGTTGTTAATGTCCTGATCACGACCGGGAAGATTGTGATGCCATTTCAGCTGGCCGGGCTTGTTAATCCAGTCGACCACCTGACGGGCTTCATCGTCGGTGAGATGCCGGGGGCCGGGCTTGGGGGCTTGCAGCCGCCCGTATCCTGCCGGGCCAAACACATCAGACCTGTCGTTGTTGGTCGGCCTGCCGTACAACGACCACCCAATCTGTTCCAATCCTGGCTCGCCGGGATCAACGCGCAAACCCCTGTATAGCGTTTCGTTGTCAGGCGGGGCTACCGGCTGGGGTTCGGGCATCCCCGGTAGCGTTTGCTGCTCGGCGGTGCGCCAGGGCGACAGCATCTCGACCTGATCGCGGGCCGAGACGATGCGCCTCATGATCGCCGCGCGGATCTCGCTCCGCTGGCGGGCGCGTGGCGCGGCAGGTTGGCCAGATCCAGCGAGCGGTCGTCCCAATGCTCCGGCGGCAACAAGCCGACCTTCTGCGGCCCGAAATGCCCGTTGAGGATCAGGCTAGCGTTCTGCCCCTTGGTCTCGCTGGCCAGTGCGGCCCGCGCAGCCGGGCTGAACATCAGCGAGTGCGCCAGGTAGGTGGCCTGCTCGCCGTGCCGGTCGAACGACCTGCCGGTGGCGGCGTGCCCGAAGAAGTCGTGCACCGCCCGGAACTGATCGTTCTCCCGATTGCTCAGGTACGGATGTCCGCCGGTGACGTGGGTGCCCAGCACCTTGAGCCGCTTGTTGTTGTTGATGTCGTCCATCAACTCGTTCACGTCGTGGTACGGATCGTGATCGACGGTCTCGGTATGGATTCCGAGCCGGTTGGTCAGGAAGTCGTGCTGCTGCGCGATCTCGCGACGAAACGCGTCGTAGTTGCCCTCGGCTTTGTGGTCGTAGTCCGGCATCGCGTCGTACAGCCGCCCCACGGTTCGCACCTGCTCCGGACTGGTGGTGACGTGGGTGTAGTCGTACTGGTGCGGATCCGGCAGACCGACCTGTCCGGCGTAAGCCCGCGCGCCGGTGATCGCCAGCCCAGACGGGGTGAACGTGATGTGTCGCTGCCAGCCCGCCGGGTCGAGCAGCCGTGTTTCCTGCGTGCGCGGGTCGGCGACCGCCAGGTGTGCGGTCGGCAGTCGTCGTCCGCCGGTGGTGTGCGCGACACCGTGCAGGCGGCGCGATTCTTCGAGATCCGCGTGGCAATGCCCGCAGGCGGTGACAATCCACGGGGACAGCATTTCCTGCTGCTCCCGCGCGGTGACAATACGCTTGGCCACGGGTTTACTCCCCGTAGCCGAAGAGATCTAGGTGGGCTGCTCGTCGGGCGTACTCGTCGGGGTCTCCAACGGAGGCAGCCCGGCTGCCGCCCGCAGGATAGCCACCACCCGATCCGGGTCGTTCTTGGGCAGCAGGTGATACTGCGGTTGATCCTTGGGCACGATTCCTCGATCCGAGCACGCCAGGGTGGCCGGTCAGGGCACCGGCCTCTTCGGTATACATGGTACGCCCGTTATTGAGGTCGTAAATGCCCAGCTGCTTGTTGCGCACCGCCTCGGCGGTCGCCCGGTTCAGATCCGGGATGTGCTTGGAAACGTCTAGGTAGAAGTTTCCGTTTTCCAGCCAGCCGCCCAAATAGTGGTGGGGCCTTTCCAGCGCCTCGGCGTTCTTTATGACGAAATCCCGGACGTGCTCGGGGGTCAGCTCCTCCATCGGGCGCTTGAATTCCTGGTCTTTGGCGAGGCTGACCATGTACCCCTGCTTCGGGCCATCGCCGACGTGGTCGTGCAGAGTGAAGCCGCCCTTGTGGGCCGCGTCCATCACGTCGCCCATCCACTGCTTGTCCATGACCGGAATGGCGATCTTGACACCCGCCGCGTGAGCAGCGGCGTGATCGTGCATGATCTGAGCGGCAGATTCCGGATCCCAGTGAGGCAGAAGAACATAGATCGCCGACGGAGACGGGGCAGCCTGTCGCGTCAGCGAGCCGGTCACCCGCAGCGCCTCGTCCACGCTGGCCAGCAATGCCGCGCCAAATTCGCGCGGATCCAATGCGTCGGTGTCCGGATCCCAGCCGTGCATGTCCTGATGAGATTGCTCGGCTGCGGCCTGCGCCAACTCGAATGACGGGGCCAGGCCGGAATTGACGGTGCCCGCATCGGCAATCGAGTGCCGCCACTCGAAGTGCGGATTCCCGGAATGGTACTCACCGTCCTGTTCACCCCACGGGTAGCGCACCGCCAGCTGGCAGCCGTCCGGCAACATCGCCTGAGCGTAGTGAGCGCCCATTTGCCAAGGAACAGTTTCCGCAGCCAGTCGCCTACGAGATTCCTTGCCGAAAATATCGCCGTAGTCATCGCTGAGGGGATCGTTGTTGTGGAAGAACTGAGAGTAATCCACCCCGGAATCGTGTGACCCGGTACCAGGCCCGCCGATGGGGAACATTTTCTTGTATGCCTCTTGGGCCTGATGCTTGGCCTCATCCAGGGTGTGGATGTGATCGCCGTGCAGCACGCTGTCCTCGCCCTCACGCGCGGTCTCCTGGGCATCCCGACCACCAGCGGCTAGCCAATGATACTCGTCCGGAGCGCCGTAACCGGCCAGTTCGGGGTGGCCGTAATCGTCAGGGTCGTCGTATTTGGCGATGGCCCAGTTCCAGCCGGGCTGAGCTTCGGGGCTGGTGTATTGCCAAGCGTGCAGTTCGTGACCGTTCTCCAGTGTGGCCTTGTGGAATTCCAAGTCGGGAACGTCGATATGCCGTTGCCAATCAAACGCAAATTTCACAAAAGCGGTGCGCTGCAGCGCATCCCACACTGCCGCCAGCAGTGGGTCGTAAGAACCCTTGCGCTTGATCATGTGGCTCGGCGTGAAACCGTAACCAGGCATCTGCTGAATCGGAACGTAATTGTCGTCCCCCGGCCTTGGCAGGCGGGGGTCGAAATGCCACGGCTCCCCTGCCTCATTGCGGTGGTCGTAGCGATACCTGCGGAACCAGCGAGGATCCAGGGGATGGTCTTCTATCCAGCTTTCTTCCGACCAGTTAGGGTCGTCCGGATCCCAGCTTTTCGGAGGCATGCCCGGCTCGGGCCATGACTTGTTCTTGGCCTCGTCCAAGTCGCGCTTAAAGCCATTCCAGGTCAGGCTCTGCCCCTGCTTAGGAACCATGTGCTTCAGCTCGTCCGGCTGCATGGCGTTGAGGATGCGGCGCGCTTCCCAGCTGGAACGCACCATCATGTTGTAACCGGGTTCCAGCTCGATTCCCTTGCCTGGCTGCACGCGGTGATGCCACTGAGGGTCATGGCCGAGTTCAGTGAGCCGCTGGTGATAATCTTCGTTGGATTCGTCCTCTCCCTGCTTGGGCGGGAGAAGAGCCTTGCCGGGGCGCACAAAGCCCTTCGGGTCCATCGTGGGAGAAAAACCAGCATCTTGCAGCCGCTTAAAATAATCCTCGTGCGACTCGTCCGCCGCTGAAGTCGGATCTTTCGGATCCCGACGCATGCGGGCCGGGGGTTTGATCGGAGACCCAATCACCCTGCTGACCATTGTGGGCGACATGCCCAAAGACTTCAGCCGGTCGTGGTAGTCCTGGGCCGATTCCCTGCGCCCCTGTTCCGGAGTCCAAGTGAGTTTCTGGGCAAATTGCACCGGAACGCCGTAGCTTAGACCCCGCAGCCGTTCCAGGTACGTCTCTCGGTCTTCGCCGGGCTGCTGCGGGGTGGTGTGCGCCATCCGCACGTCGTGGGTGTCGCTGGTGTGGTTCTGGTCGCTGTGCAGTCGCCAATCCCGCTCCCCGGTGTAGGGGTTAATTGACATTTGGTAGTAGCCGTAATCGTCCTTGATCCCTGGACGCGGCTCCCGCTCCGGAGTCTTGTCGGTAAGATTGATGGCGAAATTCTTGGTCTTCTCGCCAGAGTTGACTTTCTGAAATTCCCCGTCCGGCAAGCTATAGATGAGCTTGGATTTTGCCGCCGGACTTTTGGAAAGGCCGGGAAATTCTGGATCCGGGAATCCGGGGTCGTCATCGCCAATGCCGGGGCCGACTCCGGAGGGGCGATGGTTCAGAACCCAGTGCCAGCCCTTCTCCATGTTTTCGTCCCACCGGGTGCGCGGAGACCAGGCCGAAATAGTGTGGGTAACCCGCTCGTGATCGCCGTGGGTCTTCTCGGCGAGGTTTTTGGTCTCTTCGTGGCCAACGCGGTACCAGGACCGGTAGATCTGGTCGTCATCGTGAACATTCAGTTCATGTCCGACCCGGTTGGCAACCAGCTCTGTGGGCGAGACGTTGGGCTGCCACCCTTGGTCGGTTACGTCGATGGTGTTCTTGGCACGCCAGCGCCCATCCCGATCCAGCGGCACCCCACGCTTGTTGGTGAGGATGTTGCCATCCTCGTCGCGCGGGATTCCGTTGGGGTAGTGGATGATCTTGTGCGGCGGAGTCTGCACGCCCCACGGGTCATTGATCGGGTCGGCGCTTTCCCTGGCCTGCTGGATCCATGACTTGAGGTGGTAGTCGGTGACCTCGCCGGTCCGCTGATTAGTGATGCGAACGACGCGCGGGGACCGGTGGTCAGGGTTGCTGCGGCGCAGCACTTCGCTGGGGTGCGGAATGTCGGAAACCAGCGGAGGCCGAACAGTGGAATGAAAGGCCAGGCCGTCGGTGGCGTTACGCCAGTCCGGGTGTTTTACCCAGTCTCCTTCGGGAATGGTTGGGGTCGGAGCCTGTGGAATGACCGGTGCCGGTCCAGACGTGGGCCTGCCTGGGGGTGGGGTGGCCGAAGGGGACATCGGCAGCCCAGCGCCGGGGGTGATGTCGCCAGGAGCGGCGGTAAGGAGCCACGGGGCATGTAGTTCGATCTGCTCGCGAGCAGAAACAACACGGCGCATCGGGCGGGCCTCCTTCTGCCTATTCAGGAAGCCCGCCTGGGGGATTACAGGACTACGTCTCCGGTGCTGCCAGTGCTGCCGGTGTCGCCACCCGCAGCGGCAGTATCGCCGGTGGCTCCAGTCGCTCCGGTGTCGCCGCCGGTGGCTCCGGTGGCTCCGGTGGGCGGCTCTGTGGATCCAGTCGCGCCGGTCGCACCAGAGGTGGCATCGGGAACGGGAGTTTCGTCCGGGAACGGCGGCGGCGGCAGCGGCGAGGGGTCCGGCGACGGGGCGGGGAAAATTTCCGGTTCGGAAATTACAACCGGCTCCGGGGCCGGGTCGGGGGCGGCTTCACGCAGCACCTCACGAACGCCGAGGATGACGTTGGCCAGCGCATTGGCGCGGGCATCATCCTGCGCTTGCTGCTCCTGGATTTCGGCTTCGGTCTGGGCGTTTTCGATGGCGGCACGAACTTGCGCAGCCATTTCGGGATTTTGCGCGATAACGTCCAGGGCGGCGCTCATCTTCGCCTGCAACTCGGCAAATACTTCATCAAATCTAGCCATGATCAGTTTCTCCTATTTCATTGGGAAGGGTTCGGAAGGAACGGTGAAGTTGGCGGTGTAGCGACCCACCCGGCTGACCCGCAACCCCTCGATGTAACTGTTGATCCGGTATTCGGTAGTGCTGTTGTAGTAAGAGTTTCCTAACTGTGGTCGGCCCGCTCCACACAGGTAGGAGTTGGTGTCGGCATAGGTACCGCCAACCTGGGTGCCGTTGACGAAGAGCCGGGTCTGGCTGTTGGCACGGCTCACCGCGATGTGATACCACGTCGAAGCGGAGAGAGTGCCGCCGTTAATCTGATTCCCACCGCCGACGTAGTAGTACAAGGTTGCGTTCTCGCAGTAGATGGTGGGGTATGCGCCCTGCGTGGTGTAGGGCCGCTGATCGTAGAACACTTCCTGGTTCTGGGTGTTGCGGTACAGCCAGAACTCAATGGTGAAGTCGCCAGCACCGAAGGCAAAATGACTGGTTACGGGAACGGGATTAATAGACGTATTGTCTGTACCGTTAAACGCCAAAGTGGCGATTTCGTATTTGCTGCGTGTGCTGCTGGTTGCAGTAGCTCCCCTAGTCAGAATGTTCTGTCTGCCGGTCGCGTCGTACACCCCGGCGTTGTCGAAGTTCAGCAGCAGGCTGGTGCCGCTGATCGCGGTGACCGGTGAGGTTGGGGGCGTGAAGGCGGCGGTGTAGACGGCAGTGTTGGTGACCCTGATGTTGGCGGCGTGGCCAATGAAATAACCGCCCGCGCCGACTTCCGACCCGACATAGAACGGAGAGGCGGCTGGCGTGGTCAGGTTGTTGTTTGTCGTCGTGGAACCGACCGAAACGCCGTTGAGGTACAAGGTGGTGGTGCCGCTGTTTCTAACCAACGCGACGTGCGCCCAGGTGTTGAGAATCATGGGTGCTGATGCGCTGATGAGAACGGCATCGTTGTTTCGGTAAGTCAGGTAGCCGGTGTCGCTGACGTTCAGAGCCACATCGTTGGTGGTTCCGGTGCCGAAAGACCACAGCCTCTGGTAGTAGGTCGTCCGAATAGTGAAATCCTGGAAGTTCCACCATCCCTCGATGGTGAAATTGCCGGTGCCGATGTTGGTCAGATACCCGGTCGGGCACATGAGGTAGTCGCCCGAACCGTCAAAGTATCCGCTGCCGCCGTAGGTGTAGGTGGCCCTCTTGGTCGTCGGGAACGGGGAGAGGTCGCTGGTGGCCCTGGCATCCCCGGTGCGGGTGATGGCGTAGCCGTTGGCGCTCGCGTCGATAAGGGACGATGACTGAGCGGTCAGGAACGTGGTGCCGCTGATCGCGGTCAGCGCCGAGGTGGGCGGCGTGAAATTAGCCGTGTAGAGAGCCGTCCCCTTGATCACCCGCAGGTTGGAGATGTAGCCGGTCAGGTACTCCTGGTCGTAAGTGACGATCCGACCGAACTGCAATCCGCCGTTGAACCCGCTGGGAACGTAGGTGGTCGTGCCGACGTTCGTGCCGTTGTGGTACAGCGTGAGGGTGCCGCCGTTTCGCACCAGCGCGATGTGGTGCCAGGTGTTGAACGCCAGCGTGTTGGTGCTCTGAATGGTGGGGGTGGCGTACCACCCGGAGCCGTTGCCGATGAAGACGCATGTTTTTCCGGTGCCGCCTCGGTTGAGGCTGACGGCGATGGTGTTGTGCGGCGCGAAGTTCACGAACGTCTGGTCGCTGGCGGTGCCGGTGAGGGACACCCAGCCCTCGACGGTAAAGTCGCCGTCCAGCACCAGTCCGGTGCCGCCGCTGGTGGTGCAGTAGTCCCCGACACCGTCAAAGTAGACGCTGCCCGGACTGCTGGTCGTGGCGACGGTAGTGACCGGCGGGGCGAACGGGAACGGGGAGGATCGGGCGATCTCGGGACTGCCGTTGCGGGTCAGGGCGAAATTGTTGGTGGAGCGGTCGATGAACCTGTTGTCCTGGCAGGCCAGCAGGGACGTGCCGGTGATCGCCGTCAGGGGCGAGGTCGGCGGGGTGAAGTTGGCGGTGTAGAGGGCGGTGCCCTTGACCACGCGGAGGTTGGAGATGTGCGACGTGCCGGTCGTGTAACCGTCGGCGTAGCCGCCGATGTGGAACGGAACGCCGGTGGGCAAGTACGAACCCGAATAGGTGGATGATCCGACGAGGATGCCGTTCAGGAACAGTCGGAACGTGGACCCCTGCCGGGTGACGGCGACGTGGTGCCACACCCCCAACTGCGCGTTGCAGGCGTAGTTGCCGGTGAGAGAGGTCATCCCGTAGGTGCCGTCGAACCCTATCGCCGTGCTGCTGAGTCCCACGGCGAACCGCGCCGTCCCACCGCCGTCCCAGTGGCAGAACAGGGTCGTGCTGTTCCCCCAGGTGAGCGGCATGATCCACCCCTCGATGGTGAAGTCGCCGGTGCCGTGTTCAAACGCGGTGCTGGACGCGGCGGTGATCCTGTTCGACCCGCCGAGGTTCGCACCGGACCAGTAACCGCTCGGGATGTACGGCGACAGGCTCCCCTGCGTCACGTCGCCGTAGCGCACCGGCAGGAAGTTGTTGGCCGAGTCGTCGCGGAACACGTTGTTGGTCGCTCCGGGGAGGTCGATGGTCTTTACCTGCAAGGCGTTGGACGTGTAGAACGTGTCGTTGTAGGGCGGCTCCCAGTCCTTGCTGTAGGGCGTGGGGCTGACGGTGAAATTGCCGGTGTAGCGTGCCGACCTGGTGACCCGGAGTTCAGCAATCTGCCCGACGTATCCGTAGGCGTTGTCGGCCACGCTGCGCCCCACGGCGGCGGTGGACTCGGACAGGTTGGTGGTGTTCGCCGCCGAGCCGACGCACATCCCGTTGATGTAGAGGTAGATCACCCCGTTGGCGCGGACGCACGCGACGTGCGACCAGGTGTTGGCGGCGACGGCGACGTTGGAGGTGACCTGCCAGGCGCTGGCCGTGTAGAAGCCGAGGGTGTAGGCGTTGGTGTAATGGCCAAAGTAGATGGCGTTGGCCTGCGCGCCTCGGGTGGAGAAGATGCAACGGTCACCGCTGCTGCTGGTGGGGTATATCCACGCTTCGATGGTGAAGTCACCGGTGCCGAACGCGAAATCCGAGGACAGGGTTCCCGAAGTGGCCCGCGCCAGTTGAGAACCGTTCAGCGACAGCGCAGATCCGGCGAGCATCGCCGGGGTGGGCGTGATGGTCGCGTTGTTGGCGAGATTGTTGCGCCCGGTCGCGTCCCAGGTGTCGACGACCTGATCGAGCAGCAGGATGGTGTTTTTGGTCGGGGTGTGCGGCGCGGTGCTGGGGGTGAAGTTGGCGGTGTACCGAGCCGCGCGCTCGATCCGCAGATTGGACACCAGCCCGCCGAAGGTGCTGTTGGTTGTCGCGTCACCGGGCACCGAAAGGAAAGACGTGCCTGATCCCTGGTTGAAGACGGTGGTTGTTGAGTAGGTGCCTTCTGCAACGCCGTTGACGTAGAGCGTGATCACCCCGTTGCTTCGCACCGCCGCCAGGTGCGTCCACTGGTTGTAAACGATGTCGCTCTTGCTGGTGATGACCGCGTCGGTGGCGTTGAGGCCGATGGTGTATTTCGTGGGGGTGGAGTTGTGCCCGATGAACAACCCGAAGCAGCCAGTGGCCCAGGACGTGTAATTGCACCACATGACGGGATAAGCGCCGACTTTGGCTATGGGGTAGACCCAGCCCTCCACGGTGAAGTCGCCGCCGCCCAGATAGCCAGACGGCGCGGAGGCCGACAGGTAGTCCCCGTTGACGGCGAACCCGACGTTGGTGAGTTCGGTGGACGGAGCCAAGTACCCCCGCGAGGTGGTCGCCCCATACTGCCGGATCACTGACGCGAGGCCGCTGGTGTCGCGGTAGGCGGCGTTGGTGAAATTCAGCAGCAGGCTGGTGCCCGACACGGCGCTGACCGGGCCGGTCGGCGGCGTGAAGTTGGCGGTGTAGACAGCGGTGCCTGCCACCAGTCTGATGTTCGCCATGTAGCCGGTGAGCGACCTGGCCCCGCCGGGGTAGTACGGATAGTACCCGGCGTAGAACCCGCCACTGGGCGAATAGATGCTGGCGGCACCGACGTTGGTGGAGCCGATGGAAACACCGTTGGCGTACAACGTGATTGTCACGCCGTTGCGCACCAGGGCAAAGTGGGTCCAGGCGTTGACCGTGGGCAAGTAGGTGGTGGCGATGGAATACGCCCAACTTCCAGCGCCCGTTGAGAAATAGCAGTAGACGTAGTTGTTGGTCTCGGTGGTGATGATCCACCCCTGCGCGTCCCCGGTGCCGGTGTTGCACATGATCGGCTGGTAGCCGATGGAATTGGTGGTGAAGTATTGCCAGCACTCCGCCGTGAAGTTCTGGTTGGTGAAATTGGCGACGGCGTTGGGGGCTGAGAGGTAGTCACCTGAACCGTCGAAGCACGCACTGCCGCCACTGGCGGCGCTCCACGTCCAGGCGAACGGGGCGAACCGGGACACCGCCACGTCGCCGGTCTTGGTGATGGACAGCGCATTGGCCGAGTTGTCCTTGAACCTGTTGTCCTGGCAAGTCAGCAAGATGGTTCCGGTGATTGCCGTCAAGGGCGCGGTCGGCGGCGTGAAACCCGACGTGTAGACAGCGGTTCCAGCGACGACGCGGAGGTTGGAAATGTATCCGTTGAAGTAACCGGAGGAGATGGAGTCGCCCGCCACGCCGATCCACGACGTGTTGGCCTGGTTGAGGGTGGCGGTGCTGGCAAAGGTTCCGTTGGCGACGCCGTTGACGTAGAGCGTAATGGTGCCGCCGCTGCGCACAACCGCGAGGTGCGTCCACTGGTTGTAGATGATGTCGGCGGTTGACTGGATGGCCGGAAAGGTTCCGTTGCAAGAGACCTGATATTTCGCAGTGTTGGCACTGCCGTGCCCGGCGAACAGCGCCAACGACCCCGCGCCCCAGGTGCTGTAGTTACCCCAGACTGTCGGGTATGTGCTGACGCGGGCCGTCGGGTACACCCAGACCTCGACGGTGAAATCCCCAGAGCCGAGTTGGCCGGACGGCGAAGGGGCGGTCAGGTAGTCGCCGCTGCCGTCAAAGTAGGCCGACCAGTACGGCGCGTAGGGGGTGGCGGTGGTCTGGATCGTGTCGCCAGCGCGGGTGACCGTGACGTTGGCGGGAGACGAGTCGATGAAGGTATCGGCGGCTGTTGAAGTTGTCTTGAGCAGCAGGCGGGTGTTCGACCACTGGGGGTCATAGCCCGGCCATGCCGAAGCGCGGTTGGCGGCGTTCTGCTCGCGCAGGCTCCACACCCCCTTAGCCGACGTGGTGGCCGGGAGGTTGGATTTTCCGATGATGTTCCCCTGACCCATCAGAGACCAAACCTTGTTTTCTGCGCGTCGTAATTCTGCTGAATTTCAGTGATGGATAAAGCGCGGTTGTAAACCCGGCAAATTGCTATCCCGCCGTTGTATCGGTAATCCCATCCGCCCCCGTCAAAATAAGCGCCTAAATCTACGCCTCTACCATTGGTGGCGATGGTGCCGGACAAGCTATCAGAAGCCACCAAAGTGGCATTGCGATAAATCCTCCGCCCGGTTCCGCTGGCGTAAGTTGCCGTTATGTGATTCCAACTGGTGGTGGATACACCGGCTGCAGATTCCGTCACGGTGAGGTCGACCAGCGATCCGCCGACCACCATGCGCCAGTAAATGTATCCATTGGCGGTAAAGATTTCATATTGCTGATTGACGATTCCTTTTTCAAACCAGAAATATGGTTGACCAAGGTAAGTGGGTTTAACCCAGAGTTCCACAGTGGGTGTTTGGGTGTCCAAGACGGTGTTGTTGGGAAATGCCGCATAGCTCAGGGTGGTAGCCGTCGTGCCAGTTCCGGCAAAGGACATATAGCCGCCGTTGGCGGAATTGTAAGTCACATTACTGAGCGTCCCGGCAGATATTGTTCCGGACAGGTCGGTCCAGGTGGTGCCGCTGCCGGGGTAAGAAGCTGGGTTACCCGCATCGACGTGCATGATCAGGCCGTTAGTGACAATGTTGGGGCCACTCATCTTGGAGTCATACGCCGCGCCCAGGCTCCACACGCCCATCAGATGCCGTACCTGGACTTGAAGAAGTTGTAGTTCTGCGCGATCTCGGCGGCGGTCAAGCCCCGGTTGTAGATCATCACGACGTTCATGGAGGTCTGGAACAGCGCGTCGGCCCAGTTGCTCTTGCCGATGTAATTATTGGCGCGGGTCACTGTGGGCGGCACGGCGGTGAGGCTGACCGTGTTCAGGAGGTTGCCGTTACGGTACGCCGTCCCGGTGGTGCCGTTGAGGGCGACGGCGTACTGGGCGGTGGTGTTGTTGACAATCCCATTGGCTGTGGACACGGTGCCCGTCAGGGTGCCGCCGTTGAACATCTGGAACTCCAAAGTGTCCGAAGTCCCGTTGCGGCCCAGAAAGATGTTGCTGGCGTATGAGCCGTTCCCGAAATCCATGATCCGTTCCCAGGTGCTGGCAGCGCCGAAGTTCACGATGGCAAAGATCGTGATGCCGTTCGTCCAGGTGCCGAAACCGGAAGGCAGCGACACGTAGTCGTCGGATCCGTCGAAGACCAGGGTGCCGCCATTGGCGCTGCTGTAGGACACCCCATTGAGAAGCGTGCCGTGATTGCCGTTGCCGGACAGGTCGGTCCAGGTAGTGCCGGTGCCGGGGTAGGAAAGCCGGTCGCCCGCGTCCAGGTACAGCAGCAGTCCGTTGGTGGCGAGAGTGATGCCCTCCCCGAACGTGGCTTTGCGCCCGATGTACCCGCCGTTGTCGAAAACCGTCGTTCTCGCCATAGGCTACGAGATTTCTTCGTAGCTGCACACCGCTTCCAGCCGGGAGTTGACGCTGGCCGTCACCCGCAGGCTGTCGTTTTCCTCTAGATAAATAGCAGTGTCCTTGGAGATGACCACCAGGGTCGCGTCAGCCGGGACGGCGATGGTGTAGGCCAGCCGATAGGCGGTGGCCTGGTTCTTGTAGACATCGACGGTGATGTCAGCAGAGTTGGTGCCGTCGATGTTGGCGATAGCCAACGAGTTGAGCTTGAAGATTTTACCGCTGCTGCTGGCGTTGGTCACCAGCGCTGTGGCGGTCGTCGTCACCGCCGCACCCACGGTTTTGCCCTGGATGGTGGTGACGTTGACGATATTCGGGTTGGCCATGAGCGATTCCTAGCCGAACACCATCGCCATCGCGATGGCCTTCCCGGTGGTGACCCCGGCCTGGACCGTCGACCACGTCCCGTCGCCGCGCAGGTAGGTGGAACTGCTGGCGGTTCCGGTCGCGCTGATGTTGGCGACCGGGATGCTGGAGGTCGCCGCATCGACGTACCCCTTGGTCACCAGGTCGGCGCTGGCCGAGGGGGCCGCTCCTACTTGTTTACGGGCCATTCTGCTCTCCTAACGCCGCTACTACTTCCCATTGCTGCTGGCCCTCATCCCAGTAATACAGCTGCCCATCCTCGGGCTGCGGCACCGGCGCGACCCACAGGCAGGTGGTTTCGTCCAGAATCCACGATGGCCAGGGCTGGGGTGGGATGAACGCATCCCGTTCCGGATCGTAGGTGGATCCCACCCCGGCGTAGTTCTTGCGGAACGCCTTGGACTGGTCGGCGGCGGGCTGGCCGTCCGGTCCGTAGTAGATTCCACCCCTGGTGTTATAGGAGGTCCGTTTGGCCCCGTAATAAGCTTCCCAATCGCCGGGCGGCTCGGTCTCGTCCTTGCCGACGATGACCATCGTGACGACGTTGTTTTCGTCCAAGTATGCGTAGTGAGCCATGATTCCCTAAGTAAACGTCACTGTGTCACTAGCGCCAGCGCCTGTGATGGTGTAGACCTTGAATTCGCCGGACGTGGTGCTGGTTTGAGTCACCCCGGCAGAAAACGTAGCGCTGCGAGTAGCGGGAATGCGCAAAATGACGATTCCAGAACCCCCAGCCGAGCTGGCGGGTCCACCAACGTCTTGAGAGCCGCCTCCCCCGCCGCCGGTATTGACTGTGGCTGCACCTGCGGCGTAGACGTTGTTGCCGCCGACCGCACCGCCGCCCAAGCCGCCGCTACCCACCAGTTTTGCTCCGCCGCTGTCGGGAATGTATCCACCGCCACCGCCTCCGGCGTAGTAATTGCCGAAGTAGCTGAGACCGTTTCCGCCGTTGCCGCACGCTGTGGTGGTCGGATTACCGCCCACCGCACCAGCGCCGCCGCCACCGGCTGCGCAATAGCTGTTTCCTGTGGTAGCCCAGCCATTGGTGTCACCACCCTTGTTTCCTTGGCCTGAAACTGCCGTTCCGCCCACATGGGTTTGGTAGTAGGTGTTAGACGCTCCGCCGCCCGAGCCGCCGTTGCCGCCGTCGGTGCCGTTGTTGTATGCGTAAAAGTGACCACCATATCCGCCGCCAGTTGCCGTGTTAGAGCCAAAGGCGCTGCTTCCGCCTTGGGCGCGGACTGCTCCGCCGCCACCGACGGTGACGGTGTAGGGAACCCCGGCCTGGAAAGCGAATAGGGCGTTGTATAGCAGCCCACCGCCACCTCCACCACCATTGCCACCGCCTCCGCCGCCCGCGACGACGAGGTATTCCAGCGTGGATGGGGCGGCGGCAGAGACGTTGCTTGGGACGATGATCATGCCGTCAGCCCCCTGATGTCGGCGCACAGCCCCTTGCCCGGAGTGGTGCCGATGGCCGTGATCACGACGGTGAGCACGTCGCCCGCTGCGAACGACCAGGTTCCGGTCGAGGTGCCGCCCGCGACCTGAGAGGCGGCGGCAATGGTGGTGCTGGTGCCGGACACGGTGGATCCGTTCTTCCGCAACTCGACCACCAGGTTGCCGGAGGCATCAGCGGTGGCGCAGCGAAATGTCACGCTGGAAAAGGTGATGTTGCGCTGCAACTTAATCCCGAACGGAAAGTCGCCCGTGCCGGTGGCGCGGGTCGTGGACGCGCCAAAAGCGACCACCGACGCGTCGGCCACCTGTCCCACGCAAGCCGAAACATTTCCCGACGACGGGGTGCCCAGCACCGGGGTCGTCAGCGTCGGACTGGTCAGCGTTTTGTTGGACAGATTTTGGGTGCCGGTCAGCGTCACCAGGGAGGCGGGCAGGGTGTTGGTCGCCGAGCTGAGGTCTTTGTTGGTGAGCGTTTGAGCAGCGTCTGTCCCGACCAAGGTGAGATTGGTGTCCGGCACCGTCAGCGTTCGGGTAGTGCCGGTCGAGATTCCCGACAGCGAGAAGTTCAGCAGCTTGGTGGGGTCGGCGGCGTTTTTAATGGAGAAGTTGTTGTCCGGGTACGGCGACGAGTTGACCGAAACCGTCGGCACGCCGTCGGCGATGATGGTGGCGATGTACTGATTGGTGGTCGGTGCGGTGGCGAACCCCAACGTGACGGTGTTGACCGTTGAGGCCGTCACGTCGCACAGCACCTCGGTGTAGGTCGAGGTGTCCTTGACCGACACCACCACGTTGCGGGTGTTGAGGTTGTGGGTGATCGTGATGCTGGTCGACGACCCGTCGCCAATGGTTTGGACGAAACTGCCGACACCGAAATAGCTGTAGTTCAGCGTCGACCAAGGATTGATCCCGTCGCCCACCTTGATGCGCTTGGTGTCAATTTCATATCCCATCTCGCCCTGAGACAGGATGGGGTTGGCCGCTGTCCACGAGGCGGCGGTTCCGCGTTTGAGTTGGATGAGGGTCATGGGATTTTCCTTGGCTTAGGTGAAGGTGATGTAGGGGCCAGCGATCCAGCCTGAACCGCTGGCTCCGGTGTAGAGGCTCAGACGGAATGGGCCGCTCCCGTAGCTCGCCTTAAGCCCAGTAGTGCTGATGACCGCACTGGTATTGGTTCTGCTAAGCACACTTGCATAAGCGAAAGATTCAATCAGGACGTACAGCGGTACCGTGCCGTAAGTAGCGTCGCTTGCCATAAAGTTGGTGCCGTATATCGTGCGATTTGTGCTGTCCGGTGCAGAAGCCGGAGAAACGCTGGTGAAGGTGGGTGCGGGTCTGGTGTCTGGCGGCGGCGGGGGCGGCTCCACCGCTGCGGTGATGACCTGGCTCGACGACGACCCGAACGGAGTGGTGACCGTGACCGACCCCGAAGATGCGTTTGTAGTATACATCGAAAAAGTCAACGACTTGCCGTCGGCGGCGACGGTGATGGCGCTCAGCCCGTTGGCGAGGGTGGAAGTCAAGCTCGTAGAGCCTGAAACAAAATTGGCACCGGTGATCGTGAAGCCGACCCATCTTGAGGTGTAGTAGTAGGTCGGCGAGATGCTGGAAACCGTCGGCGGCAAACCACCGGCGGTCACTAGTTGGGCGTGGGCGGCGAACATCAGTAGGTGTAACCCTGCGATGCGCTGCCGTACCAGTTCGTGCCGTCCGAGAAGAAACTGAGGATGTCCATCTTCCCGGCGGCGGTCGTGATCGTCGGTGTGCCCAGGACGCTCCACTTGACGTTGGTGAACGTGGCGCTGCCGCCGCCGGTCGACGCGGGCTGCTTGAGGAACAGCACGAACGACTGCCCGGCGGCAGGGGTCGGCATGGTGAACGTGCAGGCGGTGCTGGCGGTAAGGGTGGCGGTGATGACGGTGCCGGACGACAGGCTCAGGGTGGCCGACGACGACACGGTTCCGAGCGCGTTGACAGACTCGGTGTAGCCAGTGACGGTGGGCGCGGTGAGTGTTTTGTTGGACAGCGCCTGGGTGCCGGTCAGCGTCACCAGGCTGGACGGGAACGTGTTGGTCGCCGAGGTGAGGTCTTTGTTGGTCAACTGGGCGACGGCGGAGTTTTTGGTCGCGTCGGAGGTGTTGTCGACATTCCCGAGGTCGATGGCGGTGCGAGCGGCCAGCGCGGTCGACCCGGCGGCAATGTAGGCCGGTTTGTTCGGCAGCGTCGACCAGTCCAGGGGGATGTAAGGCAGCCCCGACCAGGCGGTGGATCCATCACCGATCTTGAGTTTATAGGTGTCCACCTCGTAGCCGAATTCACCCTGACCGAGGACGGGGTTGGAGTACGTCCATTGCGTGGCGGTGCCCCGCCTGATTTGAATCTTGGTCACAGTGTGCCCCCGTCAATGTAGCCCGCGCTGGTGCTCGACGGGCTGCCGCCGTCGAGACTAGCAATGAGCAGCGAAATCGGGTTGCCGACATTCGACCCTTGGGCGGTGAATTGAAAGCTGTCTCCGGTCAGCGTGACCCCGTCGACCACCAGGCCGGGCGGGATCTGCTCAATCGGAACCTTGGTGGCGCTGTCCAGCGAGGCGTACCCGTTGGGCTGGCCTTTGTTGGCGATCACCTCGATGGTCGATGACGCATCCGGCACGGTGAGGGTGCGGGTGGTTCCGGTGGTCAGGCCGGACAGCTGGAACTTGACCTGCTTGGTGGCATCCCCATCGTCCTGCAGCGTGAAGGCATTGTCAGCGAAAGTGCTGCCGGTCTGGATGGCCACCCACGTTCCATCGCCGCGCAGGTACGTGGACGTACCGGGCGTGCCGGTGGTCGACAATGCCGAAATCGGGATGTTCGACAGGGTGTTAGAGGATCCGGAGATCGTCTTGCCCGACAAGGTCTGGGTGTCGCTGGTGCCGACCACATCACCGGTCGGGGCGGTCTTGGCAGCGAACGCGGCCAGGTCGGCATCGTAGCCCTGCACCGACACCCCGATGGCGTTGGAGATGCGCGCGTCGGCGCGGGCGTTGGTGAAGTAGAGGTTGGTCGAACCCTCGGTCACCGCGTCGGTGGATCCAGGGCTGGGGCTGATCTCGACGTAGGCCGACCCCGACCACCGGTACACCTTGTTGCTGTCCAGGGCAACGTAGATCTTGGCGGTCTCGCCGGTGCCGGGGAACACCGCCAGGTCGGCGTATTCCAATACGTCATCGACGTAGGAGGGCAGCTGAGTGGACGGCACCAGCCCGGAAGAGTTGAGGCTGGCGTAGCCATCCGGCTGACCCTTATTGGCAGTCGACTCCTTGGCCGAAAGGTCGGTCGACAGGTTAGTGACCGCCGACTGGGGGATGTTAGACAGGGTGTTGTCGGATCCCGAAATGGTCTTGTTAGTCAGCGTGGCCGAGGCACTATTCTTGGTCGAATCTGAAGTGTTGTCCACGTTGGATAGACCCACCGCGCTCTTATCAAGCGCCTGCCAGCTCTTGTCACCCCGCCAATACTGTCCAGTGGTGCCGGACGTAATGGACGGTTCCTTGCCGTCCAGGGCCGTCTGCGTGGCGCTGCTGACCGGCTTGTCGGCATCGGCGGTGTTGTCCACATTCGACAAGCCCACATCAGACTTGGTCAGCGCATGCCAGGTTTTGTCATAGCGGAACCACTGACCGGCGGTGCCGGTGTTGATGACCTCTTCCGCGTCAATGGCGTTACGCGCGTCGGCTTTGGTCGCTCCGGCGGCGACGTATGTCGGTTTACCCTCCAGGGTCGCCCAGTCAGCCTGCGTGATGGGAAGCTGGGTGCCGGGCACCTTGCCTGAAGAATCCAGCGAGGCGTAGCCGTCAGCCTGGCCCTTTTCGGAAGTGGATTGCTTGCCCGCCAAATCGGTAGCGCTAGGAAGGTAGGCCAAGCTGTTCCAGTGGGTGTTACCGTCGCCCATCTTGAGCTTGCCGGTGTCGGTCTCAAGGCCAAACTCGCCGGGAGCAAGGATCGGGTTAGACGAGGCCCAGGTAGTCGCCTGTCCCCGTTTCACCTGAATCACTGCTGGCATTGCTGTCTCCTAAAGCGAGTATTTGGTTCTGAGATAATTCAGCATTGTTTCATAGTTGGAACTAGACAAGGCCGCTAAAATTATTAATTCACACATGTCCCCGCCAGTAAAATAAAGCGAGTTTGAAGATCGAGCACCTATATACAGTGTGTCTGTTGCGTTGCTTGATGTAGCATAGCTTGAAATAGAAGCAGAACCGTTTGCCCACGGCGTGGTAGATATACTAGTTCCGTTGTATTTTAGAGTAAAACTATTTCCATCAAAGTTCATTGAACCTACGGCAAAAGTGTTATTAGGAAACCAATCTATATCTCCCACGGGCTGAGCGCGATAGGGTTGACCGACTGTTGATCGGTAAACGGAATACGGAAAATAAGCATCCGTGTAATAATAAAAACCGTTTAAAGCGTTTCCGTTAGTTGATTGTTCGATAATTAAAGGATAGCCCGCTTGATAAATTACTGAAAATACAGCCAGTGATGAAGGAGCAACAAAAGAAGGTATTGTAAAATGTCCAGTGTCTGGAAAATACGCTGCAGGTTTTCCACTGTAAGTAGTTGAAGTAACCGTTCCATTTTTGGTAGGATTAGTGCCTTTTTTAGCAACCCATGTGGTTCCATTGTAATCTGCTGCATCAAGCCACAAAATAAAATTGTTTGAAATTGCAGCTAGTGGATCTGATGAAACATTACTGGGAATTATCACGCAGTCACCGCCGTGATGTCAGCAATAATGCCCTTGCCGGGCGTGGTTCCGACGGCGGTGATGTAAACCGTCAAAATGTCACCGGCAGCGAACGACCACGAACCGGTTGCGGTGCCGCCCGGCGTGACTTGATTAGCCGCGCTGATCGTCGCCGACGAACCGCTCACGGTGGAGCCATTCTTGCGAAGTTCTACCACAGTGTTCCCGCTCGCGTCGGCGGTGGCGCAACGATAGGTCACTGACGTGACAGTGACCGCACGCGGGAGTCGGATGCCAAAGGGGAAGTCTCCGGTTCCGGTTGCGCGAGCTGTAGACGCGCCAAAAGCCACGATGGACATGTCGTCTACTTGGCCGGGGCCACCAACGACGACGATGTTATTTCCTTCGACGGCCAACACGCCTGCTGACGCGCGACTCAGAGT